ATGGCTGCCGAATTAAACAAGCTCAGTGATAAAAAACTTAAAACCCTACACGGAAAAGAAAGGAATAAAATTGAATTTTTTGCCGATGGCGCTGGATTGAGTGCAAAAGCCTCTAAAGTTGGTGGTATTAGCTGGGTCTTTACCTACCGACTTGATGGAAAAAAGTTAAATCGTCTCACCATTGGGCGCTATCCTGATATGCCCCTCAAGCAAGCGCGTGAAACGCGGGATAAATGCCGTAACTGGTTGGCATCCGGTAAAGATCCAAAGCTGCAATTTAATTTAACGATGCAGGAATCATTAAAACCAGTCACCGTAAAAGACGCCATTGAGTATTGGATTGAACACTATGGCAGAGACAATCGAGCCAATATTGATGCCCTCATTCGCCAATTAGAAAAGCATATTTATCTCTATATTGGTGAAATGGCATTATCTGACTGTGAAATAACATATTGGCTACAATGCTTTGATAAAATGAAAAAGGAAGCGCCGGTGACTGCTGGCGGGATGCTTCAATTATGCAAACAAGCTCTAAAATTTTGCCGTGTAAGAAGATATGCAATTAGCCATGTATTGGATGATTTGACTATTTCTGATGTCGGAAAAAAACAAACTAAAGGCCAGCGTTATTTAGAAGATAATGAACTTGGTCAATTATGGGAATCTATAAGATCAGGAAGCTACCTGCCCTATTATAATAATTTATTGAAAATTTTGATTGTATTTGGTTGCCGGACGAGAGAGATCAGATTATCTAAATGTTCAGAATGGAATTTGAATTCTATGCTATGGACTGTCCCAAAAGAAAATAGCAAGACAGGTGAAAGAATTATTCGCCCGATACCTGAGTGTATGAAATCATTCTTAGAAAACCTTGTTTATCAAAATAATAAAAGTGATTACCTATTAGGGGAATTTAAAAGCACCGAAACAGTATCTGAGTATGGAACGAAGATATGGAGAAGATTAGGCCATGTAGATAAATGGTCTTTGCATGATTTAAGGCGCACTTTTTCCACAAAATTAAATGATATGAAAGTAGCCCCACATATTGTTGATCAACTTTTAGGCCATATTTTGCCGGGCGTCATGGCGATATACAACAAGAGCCAATACCTACCAGAGAAACGAGTTGCTTTAAACCAGTGGTGCGAGAGGCTAGATCTATTGGCGGCTAATCATGATAACGTGGTTATATTAAAAGCAGCTCAATAATGGGAACTAATGAGTTTGATGATGAACATGATCATTGTGATATATACGTAACAAATGTGTCTTTCTTTCGTAATAATTTCCATTAAGTAAAATACCCTCACAAAAACAATTAAACAGTGAGGGTAACATAATCATGCAATACAGCACTCCTACACCAGAAGAACGTCGCTCTATCCTTTCCGAATATGGTGAACCTTATGATCGTCTTATCCGTGAAAAAGAACGCCAGCACATCACCTCTATTTCCAGAACATCAGCATGGAAGCTGGAAAATGAAGGTCGTTTCCCTGCCCGTAAACCATTAGGCCGCAATTCGTGTGCTTGGTTGCTTAGTGATCTACTGCATTGGGTACGTAATCCGCCCACAGTAGAAAACGTGAATAACCCATATAGCCGCAAATCTACCAATTAAATAATAACGTCATAAAAAACTAACTGCCTTAATTGGCAGCGGTCAAATTCACCCTAAAAGCAGCTTAATTTCGGGAATAGTTGGTGTGATGGTAGATATTAGTTATAGAAATTCTTTGATACTTAATAACCATCAATTTGAGAGACAACCCTCTTTAAGAGGGTTAATTGATGATTCTTACTCAGATGATACTTTGGTTTTACGTTGGCGGCGTTTGATTTCACCTGACATAGCCGAAATTATGAATTGCGCTGTGCTTTCGCCTTCTTCTTTAAATTTTTCCATTGAATCAACAAGCTCATGCGGTACACGAGCTTCTAATTTTTTTGACTTTGCGTTTACTGCTTTCGTTGCCATATCTGCATCCATTAGTAGTTGGTGGCTGACAGTATACGCAAAAAATTTTTATAAAAAAGAATTGACGTGGCTGACACTTAAAAATACGATGGTGGCTGACACCATGCTTTATTCAGGTGATACAAATAGCAACGCCTCGAAGTGCGCTAACACTATCGAGGCGTCTGACCACAACATTATCGGAGCTAATGCTATGGCTGATACACAGTCTAACCAAACTCGCCTTAAATTTACATTCCTTATTACATCCGACACTCAGCGGCTGGCTGATATGTCCTCTTTGATCTTCGCATTACGTCAGGGGGCATACTATGAGTAATAAACCTATCTCACTAAAACAGGCGCTATATCGTGCAGGTCTGGGTATTTCACTTTTCACATTCATTACCCAAAAAGCCAAAGATGAACGCTGTGAAATCAATTTAAATAACTTGATTGCATTGGCACACGGCATTCATCAGGAGGTTCACCGCGCCCTGTTGAAACATGCTCCGCAGCCACCGATGAATAAATTATTAAATTGCATTGCATACAGGAAATCCGATCCATTAGGTCAGGCCTCATTTCGTGCGGGTTTATGTATCTCTTTATATGAGGCCATTCTTGAGCAGGCCAGCCAACACTGTTCGGAAGAATTACATGATTTGCTTTCGCTGGCCTGTGACATCAATCAGGAAGTCTACTATTCGCTTTATGCAGCAGTTAATGGCGAGGACGAGTGATCATGAATCAGGGAAATAATAATCAGAAAAGCCGCCCGTTAGATGTGATTCGAACAGTGAAAACATCAGCCATCAATCACTGGCAAAACCTATTGCCAGCCTGTGGTGTTGATGTTCCGGCAAAGGGTAAACATGGCGCCTGCCCGATATGCGGCGGCACTGATCGTTTTCACTTTATCGATGATAACCATCATGGCGACTGGCATTGTCGCCAGTGCGATAAGCCGAATCATGGTGATGGTCTGGATTTAGTGGCAAGAACCAAAGGGATCACGGTCTTTGCTGCCGCTAAGTTGGTAGCCGATGCGCTGGCACTTCCTTTACCTGAACCCAAGTCCACCAAAGAGCAGCCCCGAACAGTAAAGCCAATTGCAGAGCGCATCGCTGCGCTGGTCGCAACTTCTGTCATCGGTGAATCTCAGTATCTGACTAAAAAGGGGCTGCAATGCCCCAATCAGCGGTTATTGAAAGATGGTTCTTTGTTGCTGGTGACTCAGGCACTGGACGGCACGATCACAGGCGGACAAACCATCAAGCCAAACGGTGAAAAACGCCTTGTTGCAGGCACTCAGAAAAAAGGAAGTTTTATCTCCGTATCCGAGATTACCGGAATGTCGGACACGTTCATCATTACCGAGGGTTACGCCACCGCGTTAACCGTCAGCCAGCTATATCAGGGCGTTGTGCTGGCGGCGATTGATGAAAGCAATTTACTGAGTGTTGCCGAGCAGATCAGAGCGCAATGGCCAGACGCAAAAATCATCCTTGCTGCTGATAATGACTGGCACGAACCGGAAGAGCGGGACAAAAACGGCAGACTAAAAAAGAATGTTGGCAAGATAGCGGCAGAGAAAGCCGCTAAAGCGATTAACGGCTGGGTCACACTACCGCCTACGGCATTAAAAGCCGATTGGGACGATTATCGCCAGCAGCACGGTATTGAGGCAGCAAAGCAGGCATTCAGTGAAGGGTTGTATCAGTATTATGTAGGGGCGGAACTTGATATGTATGAGCTGGGTAGCGGTGAAGTCATTACGGGCGCGGAATTAGCTTTGCTGGAGAAAATGAACAAAACCTACACGCATATCACCATCGGGGGTAAACATCGGGTTGTCAGCTTAAAGCCGTGTCAGGTGAATGGGGTCACGCATGTTTTCGAGGAACTGACCCAGTTTAAGAATTACTTTCTGCATGAAGGGCGGATCGCTAAAAAGCTATCACTAGGGGATGCGTGGCTGAAATGGAAAGGTAAGAACTATAAACCCAATGGTGTGGGCTTTTACCCTGAGCCTAAAAGATGCCCGGACAGCGTATATAACCTGTTTATGGGGCTGGCGGTTGAACCGATGGAGGGCGATTGCGATACCTTCCTTAACCATATCAAACAGGTGATTTGCGCAGGTGACGAACGCGCTTACCAGTATGTACTTTCATGGTTGGCGCATTTGTTCCAGAGGCCAGATGAAAAACCCTCTGTGGCTATTGCGATGAAGTCCGTTCCGGGAACGGGTAAAGGGACATTAGCCAAGCCATTACTTGAAATACTGGGGCAATACGGTGTACAAGTGAACGGCGCTGAACAGATCACCAATAAGTTCAATTCAATGATGGCAAACAAATTGCTGGTTTTTGCAGACGAGGCCACGGTAGCAAAAGCCAGTGACGGAGAAAAGTTGCGCGGGATCATTAGTGAACCCACGTTTAACCTTGAGCGTAAAGGTATAGATGCTGAGCCTATGGTGAACTTTTCGCGTCTGATTTTTGCCAGTAACAGCACTCAGGCATTGAAAGCGGGTATCAGAGAGCGGCGTTATCTGGTACTTGAGCCAGACGGAACGAAGGCACAGGATAAAGCCTATTTCGATAATCTTTATCAATGGCTGAATGATAACGGAGCATCTAAGTTACTTCACTATCTGCTGCATTACGATATCTCACAATTTGACCGCCACCGCGCACCGCAGACCGATGCACTTAAGGAAGAAATTCTGTTCGGTCTGACTGGCCTATATGCGTACCTATATGCTGAATTATCTAAAGACGAACCATTTCGGGGCATGGCAAGAATTCCTGTCAGTGAACTGATAGACAGCTATTTACTGTGGTGCAGGGAAAACAACGAGGAAGAAACAGAGCCTGCTGCTCGTCGGCGGGTCGGTAGCACAATGGTTAAGATGGGGCTTGATAGCTCAGGCAGGCGAGGCCGGGGAATAGGTATTGTTTATGAGTTACCCAGTGTCAACGAATTGAGAGTACGTTTTGCTCAAATGATAGGTATGGGGGTAAATGATGCTTTCTAAGCTAAAACAGAAAATAACTGTGATATCTGTACCAGTTAACAATAAACATATATTTATCAATGTATTGAGTTAGTACAGTTATTTAAATATCTGTGCCATATCTGTACCACAACTGTACCTATTAAAGAGAGGAAGCCAGCCAGAAAGAAACCTTTCCTTCTCTGGCAGGAGGTACTCATTATGATGTCTACCCCTTTTTATGCAGTTAAAGCAGTATCCCCTACAACGGGAAAATGGCGCGTCTGGTTTGATGATGGTGATAGCGATCTGGTGGTTGCATGGGCTGTGGTTGAAATCCAGAACCACAAAGAAGATCCCTGTGAGTTGATATTACCCTGCGTGGTCTGCAAAGGTTCATTGAGCCGACAGATTTAGGCATAGATTTAAGGCAGGAGTTTTAATCTCAATGGTACAGATATGGACAGTTATTAACAGTTACCCCCCTATCTGTATCACCTTAATTAATTGATATAAAAGTAAAATATTACAAGTGGTACAGATGGTACAGTTATTTTTCGATTTTTCCGTTAACTAACAGAAAATTCCGCTTCGACTGATTCAGCTTTCAAATACTTCTCCACCTTTCCATTATGCCATTTTTGAATACTATACAGTAATAATTATTAACATTATTTGTATGTATTCGACCGGTTACAGCAGTTCTTTCAAGATATCTTTCAATAGAAGCGGAATTATTCCCACTAGCTAAATAATTTTGATAAACGTCCTCATGCCTGAAATTAATATAAACTGAGCCTACATATCCCTTAACTTCAGTATCCCGTATTATTGATGATATTTTTGCGGCGGTAGAGGCGATATCATGATTCGCTGAGTTACAGGCAATTATATGGATTTTATGCAATGGATAAACGGTTGTGCATGACTGAATACATTCAGCCACTGCATCAGGAGGCCAGATATTTCCATCTATCAAAAGACCATCCGCCACGCCATGGCAAGCAACAGTGAATTCGTTTATTGCATATCCATCATAAAAGGTTGATGTGATGTACATATGTGCGTCTGGATATATGCCTATAAGCTGGACTCTACAAGTCATATGCCCCCCCAAAAAAATATGCCTACGCAACAGTGAGATCGGTTAGTTAGCTTATCTACTATATGCATCTTATCCATCCTTGCTTTTCAAGACAGGAAAGATACTGAGGACTTAAATATATCAGCATATTCATCAACGAATTTACTCCATCCGTTTCACTTGCTCACTCAATTCAACCTCTACAGCCTTCTTTTTCAAATTACACACTGAATTCTCTGGGGGCTGAACACTGAAGTCTAATCTACACCCTTCGTAAATATCGCATACCCACACCACCCACGAAACGCAAAGATTTGTAAATATTCCGCCCTCATGTTTCCCCTTGTTTAGACCTTTTGCTTAGAGGTATTTTTTATTATTTTTCATGTTGTTAAATATCTTTTACTGAAAAACGGAATATTAAAAACATCATGAAAAAGTTACTCGAATTGCGCCAACAAAAAGCCGATTTAACCCAACAAATGCGTTCGCTGCTGACCAAAGCCGAAGATGAAAAACGCTCACTGAATCCCGATGAAGCCAAACAGTTCGACGAGCTGCGCACTCAGTCTGATGCGCTGAATACAGAAATAGCCCGTTATGAGGCTTTATCGGATGAAGAACGCAATCAGGCCAAGAACCAGCCCGCCAATAAAACACTCAGCAATGATGAACTGCGCCACTATATCCTGACTGGCGAAGCCCGTTCCTTGTCTACAAACATCCCCTCAGACGGCGGCTATACCGTTATCCCGGAACTGAACAGGCAGATCATGCAGCAACTAGCTGATGAGTCGGTCATGCGCCGGATTTGTACGATGAAGACCACACGCAGCAACGAATATAAACAGCTTGTTTCGGTCGGTGGCGCAGCCGTAGTCCACGGAGAAGAAGGCAAGATACGCAGTGAGACGGCGACACCGAAGATGGAAGAAGTCAGTATCAAGCTGTTTCCTATCTATGCCTATCCTAAGACTACCCAAGAAATCATCGATTTTAGCGATGTCGATATTCTGGGCTGGTTAGCCTCAGAAATCGCTGACACCTTTGTTGATACCGAAGAAACCGATCTCGTGAGTGGTGACGGCAGTAAGAAAGCAAAAGGCTTTCTGTCTTATCCCCGTGACACCCAAACTGACAAGGTACGTGCGTTCGGTACACTACAAAAGCTGGAAGCAACTAGCCTTGAAGCCGATAGCCTGATTGACCTGAAATTCTTACTCAAAAACAAATACCGCAAAAACGCCGTATGGGTGATGAATTCGACAACAGCCGCCAACGTACAGAAGCTGAAAAATGGCAGCGGGGATTACATCTGGCGCGAACGTCTACAAGCGGGTGATCCTGATATGTTGCTGGGTTTGCCTGTCCACTATCTCGAATTTATGCCAGATAACATCATTGCTCTGGGTGACTTCAAACGCGGTTACTTCATTGTTGACCATCAAACGGGCATCCGTACCCGTCCTGATAATATCACCGAACCGGGGTTCTATAAGGTACATACCGATAAATATCTGGGCGGTGGGCTGGTGGATTCCAACGCAATCAAAGTGCTGGAAATCAAAGGCATGAAAGCGGGTTAACGACAAGGGGTACGATGCCCCTTCGTAGTCTTGGAGTCTATCGAATGAATGATATTGAATTAAGAACGGCATCACTTTCTGCCAGTGATAAGAAACTGACAGGCTACGTGATTAAGTGGAACAGCCGATCACAAGTCTTGTGGGATGAGTTTGTCGAACAATTCGCCCCGAATGCGTTTAGTGCCAGCTTAGCAGCGGGTGCAGATATCAGAGCACTGTATGAGCATGATCATATGAACCTGTTAGGCCGCACTACGTCCGGTACATTGCAACTTAGCGAAGATACCACCGGATTACGTTTCGAGTTAACCCCGCCAGATACCCAATTAGGCCGCGATGTGCTGACATTGGTTGAACGTGGTGATATTGCCGGAATGAGCTTCGGATTCAGGACAATCAAAGATCAGTGGGGTATAGGTCAAGAGCCTTATATCAGAACCGTTCTGGAAGCAGAACTTCGGGAAATCACGATCACCAGCTTACCCGCTTATCCTGATAGTGGCGTAGAAATTGCCAAACGCTCACTCAATGCGGTTAAGCTCAGTAATCCGGATTTGCGTCATTACTGGCTGCAACTGTCTGAGGTGTAATCATGTGGCCTTTTACCCGTAAAGCCCCAGAAACCCGCAGTATGACTATTGATGAATTTTTTTCTCTGGCAGGTATGTCTAACACCAAATCCGGCGAGCATGTTTCACCCTCGACAGCCGAAGGTCTGCCTGCCGTGATGAATGCCGTCACTGTGATTAGTGAAGCCATAGCCACCATGCCTTGTTATCTCTATCGGGTTCAGCACCAGCACGGTAAAGAGTCTCGCGAATGGTTGAGCGATCATCCGGTAGATTATTTGCTTAATGAACGCCCGAATGACTGCCAGACTCCGTTTCAGCTTAAACGAACCTTAATGCGCCATTGCTTACTCAATGGTAATGCGTATGCAGTCATAGTCTGGGGCAAAGACGGACAGCCACAATCGTTGCACCCTTACCCACCGTCAGCGGTTGTGCCGCAACGATTATCGGATCACCGCTTTGCTTACACCATTACCGAACCTTATAGCGGCAAGGTCAAAACCTACCTACAAGAAGAAGTATTGCATTTGCGTTATGCCACCGAAGATGGCTTTTTGGGGCGTTCGCCAGTCACCATCTGCCGTGAAACACTGGGTTTGGGGCTGGCACAACAGCGCCACGGTGCCAGCATAATGAAAGAGGGCATGATGGCAGCGGGAGTGATTAAAGCCGCTGACTGGCTGGATGGCATCAAGGGCAATAAGGCACTGGAAGCCCTCGAACGTTATAAGGGCGCTCGCAATGCGAGGGAAAACGCCAATACTTGAAGGCGGGATGGAATACCAGCAATTAGGCATGAATAACCAAGATGCGGAGTGGCTGGCCTCCCGCCGTTTCACTATTGACGATATCGCCCGGATGTTCAACGTTAGTCCTATCTTTCTGCAAGAGTATTCGAACAGTACCTACAGTAACTTTAGCGAGGCTTCCCGTGCTTTTCTGACAATCACTATGCGCCCGTGGCTTGCCAATTTTGAGCAGCAAATCAAATCCGCCTTACTGATGAATTCACCAAAACGAGGCATTCGCTATCAGGTGGAATTTGATACCGCCGATCTGCTTCGCACCAATCCGAAAGAGCGTTTCCAGAGTTATGAGACGGCGATTAAATCCGGTGTGATGTGTCCGAATGAAGCCCGTGAACGCGAGGGATTATCGCCCCGTGCTGGTGGCGATGAATTCAGTCAGGCATGGAAGCAAACCGTGGAAATCAAACAACAACCGGAGGGGAAGGCATGAGAGCAGGCAGATTACGGCATCGGGTGACAATCCGAAAAAATGAAGCCAGTCGGGGTAAATTTGGTGAAGTGCTCAACAACTGGGTGGATTTAGCCACGGTCTGGGCAGAAGTCAAAGCGATTAGCGGGCGGGAGCTGGTGGCATCCGGCGCCGTGTTCTCCGAAGCCACCGTGCGTATCTGGCTGCGTTATCGTGCGGATGTGACCACAGCGAACAGCATTACCTTTCACGGCGCGAACACGACGGGCACCGCTTTTAGCATTATGGCGGTCATCCCCGATGCGAAATACCCCCGCCTAGAGCTGCTTTGCAAGGGAGGCATATTCCGATGAGCCGGATTGAAATTCCCCTGAGTGAAATCAAACAGCATTGCCGACTGGAGGAAGATTACACCCTTGATGATAGCTTATTAACGGGCTATGCCGCCGCTGCGTTGGAAGTCTGCCAGCAACATATCGGTAAACGCTTTGATAAAGGATTGGTTTTCACGCCAGCGATTAAAGTTGGTTGCCTGCTCTATATCGGCTTGTTGTATGAAAATCGGGAAATGGCAACCGATGTTGAGCTAAAAGAAGTGCCTTTTACCATCAAATCACTGTGGTCTGTCTATCGTGATGTGGGGATCTACTGATGCCGTGGCAACCGTTAAGACGTTGTAGCTATCCGAGTTGTAAACAACGGGTAAAGTCTGGTCGCTGTGAAGAACATCGGCAGGAACAGAACAGGCAGCGCGGTACACGTACCGAACGTGGCTATAGTAACCGATGGGGTAAGTACAGACTGATGTATCTCAGGGCGAATCCCTTATGTGTCCATTGTCTCAAACAAAACAGTTACACACCTGCCACCATTGTGGATCACATTATCCCAATTAATAGTGATAGTGATGTGTTGTTCTGGCCTGCATCTAATCATCAAGCACTATGCCATGCCTGCCATAACCGTAAGACCGTCCAGACAGACCCCATCACCAAAACCAAGCGCAAACAGGGAAGCTATCAGGAACAGGAAGCAGAAGCGGCACGGTTGGTTAGCTTTGGAATAATAACAAAATGAAATAACGGGGTGGGGGGTATCAAAAATGACAAATGCTCCTCTGAGCAGAACCGCCCCCTCCTTCAATTTTTACGTACGGCAATTTTTTTGAAAATAAATCACAAGGAACAGAAAACATTATGGCAAGAGCACCCAAACCGCCCACTTATTTAAATGAGATTGCCGCCAGTCAATGGAAGGCCAAAAGCAAAATCTTAAACGAACGGGAAGATTTGAACGCCGCCGACTGGAACAACTTAGAGCTGTATTGCGTCAACTATGCCATTTACCGAAAAGCGGTGGCAGACCTTGATATCCGAGGCTTTAGCATTGTGAACAGTCAGGGCAGCGAAAGCCGTAATCCATCATTGAGTGCCAAAGCCGATGCTGAAAAAATCATGATAAAAATGTCGGCGTTGCTGGGTTTTGATCCCGTATCACGGCGCAAAAATCCGGTGGAAACGGAAGAAGAGGACGAGCTAGACCGACTATGAACGCATGGGAACAGTACGCTTTTGATATCGAAAACGGCACAATTCCGGCCTGTAAACGGGTAAAACAGGCGATGAAACGCTACCTTAACGACCTGAATAACTCACTTTATCTGTTTGATTCGGAGGTGGTGGCACGGTTTATTGCCTTTTCCCGTTACTGTCCGCACGTCAAAGGTCATTTGCGGGGTAAACCGATTATGCTGGAGCCGTGGCAGCAGTTCGCCTTTGCCAACCTGTTTGGCTTCAAAGTCAAAGCAACCGGAAGGCGGAAATATCGCAGTGCTTATATTCAAGTCCCACGCAAAAATGCAAAGTCTACCGTTGCCGCGATACTGGCAAATTGGTTTCTGCTGATGGAGGACGGCCAGCAGGATATCTACACCGCCGCCGTGAGTCGCGATCAGGCGCGTATTGTATTCGATGATGCCCGCCAGATGAGTCTGTTATCAAAGCCCCTGAAAAAACGGGTTGTTATCCAGCAACACAAAATAACCTATCCGAAGAGCAATAACCTGCTAAAACCGCTGGCAGCCAAAGCTGCTACCATCGAAGGTACTAACCCCAGTCTGGCGATTGTCGATGAATATCATTTGCACCCTGATAACGCCGTCTACTCTGCCCTTGAATTAGGTATGGGCGCACGTCCCGAAGGTATTTTGTTTGCCATTACCACGGCGGGCAGTAATGTAATCTCAGCCTGTAAACAGCACTATGATTATTGTTGTCAGATACTGGACGGCGAAAAACAGAACGCATCGCTGTTTGCCCTGATTTACGAGCTGGATGATGTGAACGAGATTGATGATGAATCGCTCTGGATTAAAGCCAATCCGAATTTGGATATTTCCGTAGACAGCACCGCACTGCATGACACCATCCAGAAAGCGCAGGGCATTCCCTCACAATGGACGGAAATGTTAACCAAACGCTTTAATATCTGGTGTCAGGGTGAAACGCCGTGGATGGGCGAAGGGGCATGGAAAGCCTGCCAACTCGACTATGACGAAAACGACCTGGAAGGCTTGGAGTGTTACGCTGGGTTAGATTTATCCTCCACAGGCGATATCACCAGCATCTGTTACACCTTTCCTGTGGATAATGAGCTGTTATTGCTGACCCGCCATTACCTACCCGAAGCCTAGTTACAAACCCCCGCCAATAAGAACCGGACAATCTACCGTCAATGGGCGCAAATGGGCTGGATACGTACCACGACAGGCGATTGTATTGATTATGATCGTATTCGAGATGATATTCTCAAAGACAGTCAACACTTTGATATCAAGCTGTTCGGCTTCGACACATGGAATGCCACGCATCTACGCACGCAACTACAGGGTGTGGGGCTGGATGTTGAACCCTTCCCGCAAACCTATATGCGCTTTAGCCCTGTGGCAAAATCGGCTGAGGTGTTCGTTAACCGCAAGATTATTCGTCACAACGGTGACCCGGTGCTGGCATGGGCGATGTCTAATGTGGTGATGGAAACCGATGCGAACGCCAATATCAAACCGAATAAGAAGACATCCGCGAATAAAATAGACCCTGCGATTGCGTTCCTGATGAGTTTTGGCACATGGCAGAATGAGCATGAAGACTTTGCATTTAGCTTAAGTGAGGAACAGCAGCAGCGATTGAATAGTTTTGATGGAATTTAGATAACGGATTGATTTTTTTAATGCCTGTGGAGTATAAAAATTAATGAAATCAAATGATCAAAAGGTTAGATATTGCACACATTTTGGGGGTTAGTCTCTAGCTTATTTGACAGTATTCTGTATAAAAGTGCGACTAAATCGGACAATAAGATACTTTACAACTGTATCTTTATTGTCTACAAGGTGATTCTTGATTATTAATAATTCAATATTTAACGAGATGCATTATGACAAGTCAAACAACAGAAGCGTTGAAAGAAATTTACCAAAAAATTAGTAAGAGAATGGTTAAATTAATACCTTATTTGACGATTTTGTCCGGCATAATGGTATGGAGTTATTTAAATAATATTGGTAGACTAGATTTACTAATAGACTCTTTCTCAATTAATATAGGATTGATACCTTTATTAATATCTTCGGTAATTCTCTCGATCGCTATAGTTATAACCCTCATTCTACCTAGCTCCATACTTATTTTTCACCATTCCATATTTCCTGATATAATTAAAAAACCAATATATATGCCGTTGCTAGGTTGGGGAGGTTCAACTTTATTCTTAACATTAGCATTCCTTCCTCATGTTCCTTGTGTTAAAAAAATAATCTCACCTCCTTCTGCATTACTAGCCATAACCATAATAGCAACATTATCTTTTTTAATGTTTATATCAATTTCATTATTTAAAGGGGATTTTAAAAATAATAGTATTTCGGATAAGTTTAAAAAGGTCGGTCAAGTACTAATAGCTACATTCATAATAGTATTCGCTACATTATCAATATCGCTTCCTGTTAGTTTGCTGTTAAAGAATAGTACAGGAGAGAAAATAATATCATTGCTAATAGCATGGGTTTTCATGATTATATTTTCACTATCATCATTTCTTCCAGCAATAGTATATTTTGATGATATAAAAAACGCTCCATCAAGTAGTGAAAACAGAAATGGAAATATAATTCCATTAGCAAAAAAATTATCAATTTCTGTTATTTTAACCATAATAACCACATCTATTCTATTTCCTAATATAACCTCTATGCTAGTGAATAGTTCTCTTTACTCTATTGGAATCATGGATAATAAAAGCCATCATTTTCTAATTGATGGTAACAAGTACCAGCCAAACATGTTTCCCCAGCACTTATGGATGACATCGACAACAAACAAGATTGAGAAAAGCTTTTTCATCTATGGAATAAGAATATTTTCAGCCGGAAATAAAAATTTAATATGCCCAGATAGTGTTGGTGAGTTTAAAAAAAATATTAATGGAAGAAATTACGATTTAATTACTTCCTCTGATAGTGAAGACAGTGAAAAAAAACTAAAAAACATGACTGATACTTGTGTTATTTTGAATAGTGATGATGCTAAACAATGGGATACTTTCTTTAAAATTAATAGCCAAAACTAAATGATATTTTATATATATCCCATAGCCAGAATAATAATTCTGGCTTTATTCTTTTCGTTACAAAAAATTTGATGGAGAAAGAACAATTATTCTGAGTTTGGGATCGCCCCAACATCCTTTATTAGCACGGAGTTGACTGTCATATTTGCTTGAACTCAAAGTAGCAAGGTATCAAATCTCATCTAGACGGCATATAACACAAAAAGTTAAGCGTTTATACTGATTCGCTTATTGAGTCCGATAAACCAATCAGTTAAAGTAGCCCCGCCATTAGCAAAATCTAGTGGTCAGGGCTTCGCATCCCTGAGCTAAGAACACTGGTAGGATGTTTCTACCAGTGGCCTCGTTCACCCTTTCAATGGTGATTCAGGCAGGGGAGGCTTCGGCCTCACCGGAATCTTAGCCCGGTAATGCGAACCTTGCTTGAATCGCCACCATCAATTTTCTCAATTAATGGAAGGGGTAGCAGGAATGAATAACGTTAAAAATGATTGGCATCAAGCCGACATTATCGCCGCATTACGTAAACGTGGTACAACCTTAGCGGCTGTTTCTCGTGAATCCGGCCTCAGTTCATCTACATTAGCAAATACTCTCAGCAGACCGTGGCCGAAAGGCGAATGGATAATAGCTAACTATCTTGAAATACATCCCTCAGAAATTTGGCCTAGCCGTTATTTTGATTCGTATGGTGAATTGATTGAACGTAAGGTTCGAGATAAATCATAAAAATAGTAATCCACCACTTGAAAATCATCGGGAAGATAGCCGTAACGGGGTATCTTCTCACTAGCAGTAACATTCGTAATTGTCCCTCCTAAAAACTTTCAGCGAGATAAACCGCAACTTCTTCACAAGATCAGAACGGTTAGCACATTAGCCTCGTTTTATTGAGCACAAATTCACTCTTATTCTTTCCTGTCTTTTCTTTTACACTGTTCTTATCTTATGTCTTGTTTATAAGTTTGTTCAGCGTTCTATGTATAAACAATTGCATAAACAAACAAAAACAACCTCGTTAAATAATTGTAATTATTTTAAATAATATCAAATGGTTATACTTTAATTATGAATATAGCTAATATATCTCAAGTTAAGACTTTTTTCCTCTCATTACAGGACGAAATCTGTAAACAACTTGAACGTCTGGATGATCATTCCCATTTCATCGAAGAGTGCTGGCAACGGGAGGAAGGTGGTGGCGGACGCAGCCGTGTCTTAAAATCAGGTAAGGTTTTTGAGCAGGCAGGCGTGAACTTTTCCCATGTAACCGGAGATTCCCTGCCTTCGTCAGCAACAGCTCACCGCCCTGAACTGGCGGGGCGCAGCTATCAGGCAATGGGAGTTTCCCTTGTTATTCACCCCCAGAACCCTTATGTTCCAACCAGTCACGCTAATGTACGCTTTTTTGTTGCAGAAAAAGAAGGCGAGTCCCCCATCTGGTGGTTTGGTGGCGGGTTTGATCTCACTCCCTATTATGGCTTTAAAGAGGATGCCGTTCACTGGCACACTGTTGCCAGTACGTTATGCCAGCCATTTGGTGAGGATATTTATCCCACATATAAAAAGTGGTGTGATGATTATTTCTTTATTAAGCATCGTAATGAGCCTCGCGGTATTGGCGGGCTGTTTTATGATGATTTAAATAGCCCCGATTTTGATACTTGCTTCAATTTCACACAAGCTGTGGGTAATGGTTTCCTGTCAGCTTATCTACCTATTGTTGAAAGAAGAAAAGATATCGGCTGGGGAGAGCGGGAAAGGCAATTCCAATTATATCGCCGTGGTCGCTATGTTGAATTTAATTTAGTCTGGGATAGAGGAACATTGTTCGGTCTGCAAAGTGGCGGGAGAACAGAATCTATACTGATGTCCATGCCTCCTTTAGTTCGCTGGGAGTATAATTATTCCCCTGAGCCAAATTCTTCCGAAGAAGAGCTCTATACATCATTTCTGATAAAAAAAGATTGGATATAA